GTTCTGCGCGCGCTAACCTTGCGCCTGTCACGGTTAATATAGATGCCCGAAACGCGCAGCGAGGTGTGGAAGCAGATGTAATGAACGCAATGGCAGCGATTGAAGGCCGTACAATGAGGCGAACAATTAACGCAATTCAACAAATGGGAGAAAGAGGGTGACGATAAATTTTCCGGTCGTACCGCCGACTAATCTAAATCCAAGTTCTATTCAGTTATTATTTTCAAACGTCAACGGCGTTGGAGTATCACCTTATAGTTTACAGACGCAGGTGGCCTCCTACGGTGGTGATGGTTGGGGTTTAGCAGTCGGGTTTGACCCGATGGATAGGGAGGAAGCAGCCCCGTGGATAGCGTTTTTAGCGTCTTTACGAGGACAATTTGGTACGTTTCTTTTTGGTCCCAATACATTTGGAACCCCTCTAGGGGCTGGTGCTGGTGTGAGCACGCCACGGGTAAAGGGAGCATCACAAACGGGTTACACGTTAGAAACGGACGGGTGGACTTTAAGTACAGAGGTTTTGAAGAAGGGGGACTTCTTTGAAATTGATAGTCGTCTTTACATGAACTTGACCGATGCAACGACCGACGGTTCTGGTGAAGTCACGCTTGATGTCTGGCCGTCTTTGCGCGCTCCGGCTGATAACGCGCTCATTATAACAAGCAGTCCCGTGGGATTGTGGCGCTTAACCTCAAATCTTGTTCGTGCCGTTGATGTTCCAAACACCGAACTCTATACCATTACGTTCGAAGCTCAAGAGGCACTGTGACGAGAGCAGTAGAGGCAGACTTACAGACTGAAATTGCTGCTCAGACTTATCGCTCTGTTATGCTTGTTTCTATCGGGTTTACTTCTACCACAGTGCGACTGAATAGTTTAAACCGAGATATTTCATGGGATGGAAATACCTATCTCGGGAACGGTTGGTTAATGCCAATTCGCGCAATTCAAGAAACTCCTGAAGTTCGTGCCGTGGGAGTAGAAATTCCTTTAGTTGGTGTATCCTCGACTCTCATTTCGCTCGCGCTATTAAACGTAGACCAGAACCTTGACGCAAATGTCTATCTCGGCGCGCTTGATGCGTCCGGTGCGTTAGTGAGTGACCCTCTGCTTTTATTTAAAGGGAAAGTCGATAGCACCGTAATTGATGACAGAGCCGTGAATCCCACAGTTACAGTTCAAGTTGAAACGTATCTTGCACGGTTAAATCGGCCACAGAACTTTCGATACACGAACGAGAATCAGAGAGCACTTTTCTCCGGTGACCGTGGGTTTGAATACGTTTCAAAACTTGAGGACTGGAATGGATTTTGGGGAAAAGCCGAAAGGCCGAAAGCAATACGGCGAAAACGACAACGAACGAGAAAGCCTGTTAGGTAGAGATGACGAAGAATACTTACTTATCACCAGGAGTTTACCGCACACCATCAGGAGGACTTACTCACGTTCCGAGTGGTAATCATGTGATTTCATCAAAGGGTAAGAAAAAAAACGACAGTAATCGCACTAAGCAAATTCGAGGAAAAGAAGTAAGTATAAGAGAAGCAGCTTCTGACGCTCAAGTTATCTACGGCCTAATGCGTGTCGGTGGTGTCTATACCTATATAGAAACAAGTAAGGATTCAAAGGCGTATCTCGTTACTGGAAGTAATAACAATCAAATAGCTTGGATTGCGAAAGCAGCCGGAGCAAGTGGTAACTCAATCTTCGTCACCATAACGTGCACAGGAACGCAGGGAAGCATTACAGTCAATACAGTCGGAAACGAAATAAATGTTAGAGTAAAATCATCCGGTGGTGTTTCTCAAAGCACGGCGAACCAAGTCATTGCAGCAGTTCAAGCAGATGCCACGACGAGCGCACTTGTTCGTGTTCATAAGGGTGATGGAGACGGAACCGGAAACGTACAGCAAGAAGATAGAAATTCTCTTGGTAACGGTGGAGGTACTTGGTTACATCAGGTTATTACACTGGCAGGACACGAAATTCAAAGCGTTGACTCTCTCTACCTTGATGAAAGACTTGTAACCTTTGGACATCCTCTCGACCATCGTTGGGCTATCGGTGACTTTGACAGCCGTGTTTTTATGGCAATTAATTACGGTGGAGATGACCAGACTGTTATTCAAGACCTTCAGGGACAAGTTGGTTCTGCTATTTGGAGCGACGACCACAGGCAGAGAGGATGCGCGCACGTCTATCTCATTTGCCGTTGGAACGCCTCGATGTTTCCGAATGGGATGCCTGAAGCGTCTTTCTTGGTTAAGGGTAAAAAGTGTTACGACTTTAGAACTGCTACGACAGCGTGGACACAGAACGCAGCTTTAATCATTGCCGACTTCCTGATGAATACCAAGTATGGCCTCGGTGTTCCGCTTGCCGATATGGACGTTGATAGCTGGTCGGATGCCGCTGACGTGTGCGACGAAACGGTATCGTTAGTAACAGGGGGAACCGAACCGAGGTATCAGATAAATGGCGTCTTTGATACAAGTGAAACGCCTCAAACAATTTTAGAACAGATGGTTCAGGCCATAGCTGGTGACCTCGTGTATCAGGGGGGAAAGTGGTTCTGTTATCCTGGTAAGTATCGAAGCCCGTCACTCACGTTCACTGAGGATGACTTTCGCGGACCAATTAGCGTCACAACTCTCGTTCCTCGCAGGGATAGGTTTAACGCAGTGAAAGGGACTTATGTAAGCCCGTCTGCAAATTATAATGAAGCTGATTACCCAATAGTTCAAAACTCTGGCTACGCTGCTCAAGATGGTGGTGTGGTATGGGCGAACATTCCACAGGACTTCGTTACAAGTCCATCTCAGTGCCAGCGAATTGCAAAAATTGAACTCGAAAGAATTCGCCAGGGAATCGGAGTAGAGGTTGAACTTTCAGCGCGCGCTCTAAACCTTCAATTATGTGACACAATCAATCTCACGGTTGCACGCTACGGATGGACGAACAAAGTCTTTGAAGTCCGAGAGCTCTCTATTGAGGATACACTAGAAAACGGAATAATCGTCACCGTTAAACTTCTTGAAACTGCTTCAGGAATTTACACTTGGAGCGCGGAAGAAACAACGGTAGACCTCGCACCGAATACCAATCTTCCGAACCCTCTCACAGTCGGAACGCCTACAGATTTAATTCTAACAAGCGGAACCGCCGAACTTTATCTCCGGGGCGATGGCACGGTATTTTCTCGTATTAAAGCCGTCTGGACTGCACCGGATGATGAATTCGTTTCTGATGGTGGATACTACGAACTTCAGTATAAACGCACGGCTGATTCCAGTTGGCAAAACATTACAAACATTCCGGGCGAAAATAATTTCACTTACATTCTAGACGTTGAGGATAATATTTCTTACGACGTGCGAGTGCGCGCCGTTAATGTTCTCGGTGTGCTTGGTTCGTGGCTGACTGTCTCAAATCACATCGTTCAAGGAAAGTCCGTGCCTCCTGCTAACGTGTCGTCGTTTGCTGGTTCAGTTGATTCGTTCGGTATTCAGCTTGAGTGGAGCGCAGTAGAGGATTTAGACGTTCGAGAGTATGAGGTTCGGTTCGGTTCCGACTGGTCAACGGCAACGCTTGTGACGGTGGTGCGTGGTACGAAACACAGAATCGAATTAAAGACGGCAGGGAATTATACCTTTCTTGTTAAAGCCATTGATACGTCAGGAAACTATTCTGCCAGCGCGACCTCGGCAATGGTGCTCGTTACTGGTCCGGGTGCTCCGGTAGTAACATCATCCTTTGATGGTTCAGACGTTGTACTTTCATGGACTCCGGGCGTTGGCCTCTTTGCGGTTGATTCCTACGAAATACGATACGGTGATACATACGCCGGTTCTACCGTTCTGGGTGAGATTAAAGGCACGGTCTACAGGGTGCGCGCCTCATGGGGTGGGGTGCGAACTTTCTGGGTTACAGCGCGAGACGTAGCCTCTAATCTGGGAACGCCAGCAACTCAGTCCGTCACCGTGGTGCTACCGGGAAGCCCTCAGAACTTAGCGGTCGAACCCCTTGATAACTATGCACTGCTTAGATGGACTGCTGCAACTTCAGGTTCGCTTCCAGTCGTTAAGTATCGTCTCTATAAAGGCACGTTATTTGATTCAGCGACGTTTCTCGGTGACGTTGGGGGAACGTTTGCGGCTCAATTCGAGCTTGAGGGTGGAACCTATACTTATTGGCTTGTCGCCGTTGACTCAGCGGATAATGAATCTGTGGAGGTTAGTGTGTCGGTTCTTCTTGACGAACCTCCTGATTTTATCTTCCTCGGTAGCCATGTATTCGATGCAGATGACGTGACTGAAATTCATAAAGTTCTAATCGAGGGAACGCCGTACCGAGACACGGAGCTCTCGGGACAACCAATGGGACTGCTTCTGGGAATAACCTATGCCTAATATTTACATTCCCGTTCTTGGTCGCTCATGGTCTAGTCACTTCACTGACCACGGTTGGAGCACAATTCAAGACCAGATTGACGACGGTTATCCGTATTACCTACAACCTACAGGGTTGGATGGGTTCGTGGAGTTTGTTCACGACTTCGGAAGTTTAATAACAAGCAGCACACTTATTACGCTTTCATACTCACTGACACAAATAGATGGAAACGTGACAGTCACACCTCTGCTTTCAACGAGCACAGACGGTTCGTCATGGACAGACCACGCAAGCGGTGCGACACGGGTATATGCCAGTAATTTCCGCTATGTCAAAGTGAGGCTAGACGGGGAACCTGATGACCTTAGCTCGATAGCTCGCGTTCAAGACCTGAGAGTCTTATTGAGTACGAAAGAGGGAACCATCTCAGGCGTTGCCACGACAAGTGGAGGCGGTTCGGTGACCGTCGATATTACTGGGGAATTTATTGATGTTTCTGCAATTACGCTCACTTCGAAATATAACGCAAGCTATGGAATCGTTGCGGTTTACGATTTTGTTGATGCAGCGAACCCGACTCAGTTTACTATTTATACCTATCGTGCTGATACAGGCGCACCAGTTGGCAGCATTGATGTTTCCTACAATATTAAGGGAGTTAAGGCATGACGGACTTTAATACTCCCGGACTAGGCGATTACTTTGAAGATGTTCTGGACATCCTGAAAGAGAGGGATGTTTCGTGTGCGAAGATGTCGTTCGATACGGAAACAAATGTTCCGACCTCGACGTTGCGCTACAACAGAACGAATCGCGTCCTTGAGGAGTGGAGTGGGTCGGCATGGGTTGAGAAAAGGACGGAGCCTCCCGGCCTTATTAAAATGTATGGCGGTTCCTCCGCTCCCCGAGGTCATTTGATGTGCGACGGCACAGCGGTGTCGAGAACGACCTACGCAGATTTATTTGCCGTTATAGGCACTAATTACGGTGTGGGAGATGGTTCAACAACGTTCAACCTCCCAGACTATAGGCAGCGGTTTCCGCTCGGTAAGGCTGTTTCAGGAACGGGAAACACGCTCGGTGCAACAGGTGGAGCGATTGACCACAGTCATTCAGTACCTAAGCACTATCACGGAATGGGAACAGGTTCAGACCTGAATATTACTTCGTCCGGTACACACACGACGACGATTGATATTGCTCACGGTCATACGGCGTCTGCGTCAAGTAATACAACGGGTATCACTGCCGGAACTGATTACACAAATTTAACTCTCTCCGATGCCGGTCACACTCATAATTACGGGCTAAAGACGGGAGGAACAGGAACAAGCACGTCACGAGCAGCGACGGGAGCAAATAGTGGGGGAACAAATGAAACATTTGCTACGAACAGCGGAACAAGTGGTGTCACGCTAAATAATGGTAATCACGCTCACGGAGTTAATATTTCCGACTCAGGACACGGTCACACCATAACAGTTGATGCGCTTGGAGCAACGAACAAGACCGACACGAGTGGAGTTCATACACACGCGACAGGAAACTTTGCTGGTCGCATCGGAATAGTCACAGGCGGTGTGGACGGAAACGCTGACATGACATCCGGCACAAACAATCCTCCGTATCTTGTTTCGAATTTTGTAATCACAATTTAGAGGGTTTATGGCAGACGATATTGCAGTCACTCCAGGGTCGGGCGCAACGATAGGCGCGGACGAAATTAGTTCAGTAAAGTATCAGCGCGTAAAATTAATCCACGGTGCTGACGGGGTTAATGACGGGGATATATCAAGGGCGAACGGGTATCCGGTTGCTGATGCTCGTATTACAGCGCAAGAGGACTTGGTAACAATCGCTTTCGGAAGCGTTACTGGTTCTTTTGCTGATGCCGGACTCGCTAACATTGCCACGAATACAACGGTCTGGATATTTAACGAGTGCAACACGGCCATGCTCTTTAATTGGGACGGCGGGGCAAACGCGGATATGATTGTGCCAGCAAATTGCGCGCGCACTGTTCCTATTCTTCAGGGAGCCACGGACTTATATATTAAATATGCAAGTGCACCATCATCCGGGAATGTTTACTTTGAGGTGAGAAAATAATGTTCAGGGGAAGCGATACATGGTTTAAGCCGAGTAATAGTTTTCTTGTTAATCCTCCTGCTTCAAACAATGCAACCGATATTGGTTCGGCCTCGTATGCCTTTCGCACACTATATTTAGGAACATCGCTTTCATATTCAGCAGCTTTCACGATTGGTTCAGGCACTAGTGATGGTTCTGACACGCTAGCCGCGTATTTATGCGGTGGTGGAAGCGGTGCGGCATCTCGTGGTTCATATGTTGCACTTTTTGGTAACGAGCACGGAAACGCGGGGACGCTTCAGTTGTTTGGTGGTGCCGTTAGCGGTGGTCATATCGCGTTATTACTTGGGCACTCGTCAGCAAAGATTCGCTTATACAATGCATCAACTAATATCATGTGGGAGGTCGATAACAGTGGCCACATCAATCAAAACTCGTCAAACGGTGGGCACATATATTTTTATCGCTCAGGATACGGTGTCCGCTCGTATAATATTGCACTAACGTTAGGAGCAGACACATCACACGATACAATCATGGTTTCGAACGGGTCTACGTTGTGGACATTCGGTTCTAACGGGACATTGACGCAAAATGCCTCCAACGGGGGAAATCTCGTCTTCGGGAAAAGCAGCACGGGAATTGTTTTTACAGCGGATAATGCTGTATCTGCGGCCGGTAGCAGTGCGAGTGATGCCACGGTCTTAACGAAGAACATTAATTTCGTTTCAACCGTAGCGGCCAGCACAGGGGTTAAACTTTGGGATGGTGGGGCAGGTTTTGGTCCGATTGTGGTTCGCAATGGTGGGGCAAATACCTTAACCGTCTACGCGCCCACAGGTCACACGATTAACGGCTCTGGCAACTCTCAAACATGCTCAACTACTCAAACGATTATCTATTTTCAAGTATCTTCAACAAATTGGGTTGCCCTAAAAGCATAACCTGATGGGTATCGCCAATCGCTGAAAGTCTTGGCACTTTGAAGAAGTAATTTACTTCAAGGAGGCACATGAAGGTATTTAAGTACGGGTTTGACCCGGTAGAGCTAAAGATGAATCCCGATGAACAGAAATTCATTGAGGCAGCAGGGCTAAAAATAGTATTTGAAAATATATTAAATAATGCGTTCCAGGTTCGCTATCCACAGGGCATCGGAGGAAGCGTTCAACGTACATACGGACGTATTCTTACTAAGCTCGATGTTCAGGAATACGACCAAGTAAATCTTGAGGAAGGTGAGTTTGATTTATTGAAGAACTTGTTTACGCATGAAGGCGCGCGGTTCCATCCTTCACAGACCAGATTAATTCTCAAATACATACAGGAAATTGAAAAGCTTCAGACTGAAAAGTGAGCATTTTTGTGAGGGCAAGTGAAGAACGAACCAGAAATCTGTCCAATATCTTGCACGGTTCATCACGCACTTGTCCTCGAAACTTTAAAGAGGATTGAGGTGACGCAAGTGCAGCATACTACTCGGTTGAATATCATCGAAGCAGGAATACACAATCACCTAAGCACTACGGCAGCAAATACAACTTCAATGGCAAGCTCGCTATCAAATATGCAGAGCTATCTAGGTAACATCGAAAAAACAAATAGTGCGTTAGTTCGCAATTCTCGGTGGAGCGTCCCTCTTGTTGCAGTGTTGCTCATCATCTCAATTTTTCTTTTCCGTGAACTTGGAGACGGTGGAAAGGCGAAGTTCGGAGACATGCTCGAAATCGAGCGTGGAATTCAAAAAAAACAGAACAACTTGCGCAATGATAACAAAACAGTGGAATGAATTAGCACGTCAAATCCTTATACGTGACGAGGGGTTACGACTGAACCCCTACAGAGACAGCAATAATTTTTGGACAATCGGCGTCGGGCGCTTCATCGGCGCGAACCTTCAACTGCTTCGCATTTCAAAAAGCACTGCACTTCAAATGCTTGACGAAGATATTCAGACGGCGTGGAACGATACCTGTTCTGTCTTTGGTGCCGAAACGGTTGAGAACTGGCCGGTAGCACGTCAACTTGCGGTTCACTCACTCCTTTTTAATCTCGGCGCAAGAAAGTTCGGAGAATTCAAACGAACGATTGAGGCCATAAAATCTGCGAATTGGCAAAGTGCAGCTTTACATCTCGCTGACAGCCTCTGGGCAAAACAGGTCGGAAAACGAAGTGAACGAATTATTTCAATGATTAAGACAGGAGAAATTCATGAAACATATCTTGGTTAAAATACTTCTCACGTTTTTGTTCGCCTCATGTGCTCCTCTAGTTTATGCCGAACCAATTCCTGCCATAGCTCATCTAGGAGGTTGTAAATACCCGCAGGTAATGCGCGATTCTCATCCTCGCGGTTTTGGGATGATAATTTTTACGAATACGTTTTGCCCGGATTCTCGTGAGGCGATTCGTGGAACACTCGATACCGGCAAGGTTCCGTTTATCGAGTACAACTTAAAATGGAGCGATACTCACACGTTTGGCACGGGAGACTTTCCGGGCATAGTAGAGGAAGCAAAGAAGTACGCAAGGCTGACAGAGCGATACCCGAACATTCAGTGTGCATTTTCTGGTGCTACTGAACATCAGTTAAGCAAAAAAGATGCAACTGACCTTGCTCGTCGCGTTCTTGAGGTAATTCCGCAACGATGCGTGTATGTAAATAATCCGTGGGGACGCGGTGCGTTTATTGATTCAGGTGATAGGATATGGAATGAATTTCACGGGGAAATACCTAGAAACATTCCGGCTGGCAATATTATTTTTGGATGGGACGGACTTGATGCGTTTGATGACCCGAATGTTCAGGAGAAAAAAAATAAGCTCAGTAACGCAAAGGTGCTGGCCTATTGGACATCTCAGTGTAACGGCCGGCGCAATCGCAATGACAAAACGCCACGACCTGAGCGTAAGTTCTGGCCGGTTGAGAAGTTAATCACGGCACTGGCCTTCTTACACACAAATCAGGGAGCGGTGAAGGTTCCAGGCAGTTTTACTATTAAGCCTAAAAGCGACCAGCATCAGGTTCCACCGGCTTCACGAGAGCTTAAACCTGTATTTATTGTGCCTCACAAAGCACGTTTTTTGGAGTTGCGTAGAGGGGATACGGTGGTGATTAGAAGCGGTGGTGCAGAGCCGTTTGAAGATGGGAGATGGCGATATTACTTTCCGAAATACGGTCATGAAATCGTGCATGACGCTGGAGTTGTTACCCTTGATTTATTCATCAGCGGGTCGGGAGGACGAAAGCAGGGAACGGTTAATCCTGGTTTTCGCCAGTAATTTTGACCGCGACGGGTATCGTCAATCGCTGTCCTTCCAAATAGCATTGCCGTATGACTAATGAATCCTCAAGCATTCCTGCTACGGTTGATTTTACACTTTGGCGCGGGGATACCTTCCGACGCGCTCTAACTGTAACGGACGACTCAGACCAAGATTGGAATTTTACCGACGCTGAAGTGCGGTTATATGTTCGCAATAATCAGGAAGATAGTGCTCTCATCACTCTTGAAACAGGTTCCGGTATTAACATCACAGATAATATTGTAACGATAGAATTGACAGATGCTCAAACAAATGAACTTCAAGCTCGGTCTTATCTTTACGAAATAGAATACACGTCATCTGGTGGTGACGTTACGACATGGATAGTCGGAAAATTAACATTAAGGGATAAACCGGCATGATAATTTCAATCACCGACCCAATTAGTTCACCCAATATCTCCATTGCGGGTGATGCCGTCCCAACAGTTGACGTATCAGCGGTGTTAGAAGCAGTCAATATTTCTATTGCGACAACTGGAGAACGTGGACCTCAAGGGATACAGGGAGAAGCCGGACAAACTGGTGCTCAAGGGCAACAAGGTATCCAAGGATTGAAGGGTGATAAAGGAGACAAGGGAGATACTGGAGCGACGGGCGCTCAAGGGATTCAAGGAGAAAAGGGTAATACGGGAGACACTGGTGCTACTGGGGCTACTGGAGCAACGGGCGCTCAGGGAATTCAAGGTTTGCCCGGAGATACTGGAGCAACGGGCGCTCAGGGGATTCAGGGCATCCAAGGAATTCAAGGTATCCAAGGAGCGAAGGGTGACAAGGGAGATACCGGAGACGCGGGAGCGACCGGCGCTCCTGGTGTCGGTGTTCCCGCCGGTGGGTCAATTAATCAAGTCCTGGCTAAAAATTCAGCAGATGATTACGACACGGTCTGGCAAGACAGCGGTTCAGGATTAACAAATATTGATGGAGGAACTGCTTCTAGTGTCGGTTCAGCCCTGACAGCAATAGACGGAGGTTCTGCAGCAGCATGAGCGTGATTATTCAACTACGAAGAGACAGTTCTTCAAATTGGACAAGTGAGAACCCGGTGCTGGCCGAAGGTGAGGTCGGATTAGTTCTTGATACCGGACAATATAAAATAGGGGACGGGTCAACGGCGTGGAATTCCCTCTCTTACTCAGAGCTTGCCGGAACCTTTGATTCTCTGCCGTTGGATAACACTACCGACCCATCAGCGCCTACAGGTGGAATAATCATTTACTCTAAAGACGTGGGTGGGCGTTCACTTCCGAAGTTTATCGGTCCGTCAGGACTGGATTCAATTCTTCAACCGAGCATTTTTGGAAACGGCATGTCGATTGCTTTACCCGGTGTTACAACCGCGCTTTCATATGTTGGAATGGGAGCTCTAACCGCAGTCGGTACAATATCGCACCCCGTACTCGCGGCGGGTTCTCTGAGAGCTTCAACTCGTCGGGCTATAGTTACCTCTGCGGCGACTGCTAACTCAGCCTCTGAGTTGCGTTACGCGGCTACACAAGCGTGGAGAGGTGACGGAGCAGGGCTTGGAGGTTTCTTTTCTACGTTTCGCTTCGGAATTTCGTCGGCCGTAGCGGCACAACGAATTGCGGTCGGGTTGTGGGCGGCCGTCGCCGCGACAAGCACCAGCACTGAACCGTCTGCATTAGTAAACGGCGTCTGGGTAGGAAACGATGCGGCCGATTCAAACTTGCAGCTAATGTATAACGACGGCTCTGGAACAGCGAGCAAAATAAATCTTGGTTCTGACTTCGTAAAGAATCAGGCCGATGGAATGTACGAGCTAACGTTATTTGCAAAACCGAATACAAGTGAAATTAAATATCGAGTTAAACGATTGGACGCAGCCGGAGAAGCATCGGGAACTCTTACAACAGATATTCCGTCCTCTACGACATTCTTAACGCCTCACTTCTACGCTAACAACGGAGGAACAGCAGCAGCGGTTGTCCTTGATTTTTACCGATATTATTTAGAGAGCGACTACTGATGAAAATTGTTTTAACTCTTGAAGGACAAGACGAGCTTCTTCAGTTTGGTCTTGATTCGTTTGTTCGTCACAACGGATGGACTGACGGGCATGAAACGAGTCAACCAGATTTTGCAAAATTGGTATTGATGAATTTTATCCGCGGACAAATTCAAGAGTATAATTTAATGAAAATCGGAAATCCTGTTGATGCGGTAGTAGGAGCGTTGGATGCCATTACTGCAACACTAGTTTCTGAATCACAGGAGTAATTAATATGACATTTGTATTAAAGATAGACGGGGAATTAGGGACGTTGGAGCTTGGTCTTGATGCGTTTGTTCGTTTTCACGGATGGTCAGAAACACATGCGTTATCGAAACTTGATTATGCTACTCTTATAATTCGAAATTTTCTTCGTAATTCAATTCAGAATTACACAATTGAACAGGCGCGACAGCAAGCGGCGTTAATAGCTACAACTCAAACCGAGCAAGTGTTAGACACAATGACGACATCACTACACAAAGAGGATGCCGAGGGAAATATTATTGTTGACGAACCAGTGGTTGAGTGATGGAGAAGGCTATAGTAGAGGCCATCATTCTTATCTCGACGGGTATTATCCTCGCTTGGGATGCCGTCCTATACTTGGACAAAGTTCCCGGGAACACGATTAGTCAGGTGATTATTGCCCGAACAAAGGAACGGCCGTGGATTCCTCTACTGTGGGGAATTCTGATGGGACATTGGTTTTTTTGAAAATAGGAGGAAACTTTGGAAGAGAAAAGTGCGATACAGTCAACGACGATTCAAGGTGCCGTGCTCGCAATTCTGGGAGCGGTTGGAAGTTACTTAGAGTCAGCCGGAAAGCTTCCTCTCGGTGGTGCTGCTCCGATTGTGACGGTGGTGGGGAGCTTGCTCTCTATCTTCGGCCGCATCGTGGCAACGACCAAGATTGGTAGCCTATTCTAACCTTAGAGGATTTAACGACCAAATAAGCTAGTAATTTCAACTGCTTGTTTAGGTTTTAGTTAGAACCTAAAATTAGATAACGGCATCACAATTTATTAACGGAGAAACAAAAATGGTGCTCATTAATCGAGCGAGGGACTTTGCCTCGTTAAAAAACGGAAAAACGCCAGCTTGCTACGAGGCGTGTCTCACGCTTCTTTCAAAATTTATAGGCCACGATAAAGAGAGCGCGAACTTTGAAACAGCCGTAAAGGAGATGACTCACGAGGACGCTATCGCGTTTGTTGTCTGGTTGCGTGGGCGAAAAGCACCGGACGGAAAGAAGATGGCTGACAACACGGTTCATCAGCGTGTAGCCATTTTGAGGCGCTTGTTTCGCCACCTCTATGCAATCGGGCTACTCGAGACGAACCCATTCTATGACATTACTGACGCGGTACCACGCCGGCGCAGGGTTCAGAAACGACCGACGAAGCTAATCCCGTTCAATCAAGTGGCAAAGCTGCTGGATTTACCGGAAAAGACTACGAAGAAAGGGATTCGCGATAGAGCGCTATTAGCCCTTCTTTTTGGGGGTGGACTTCGGCGCGGAGAGGCCGAGGGGTTAAACGTGGGAGACGTAGAAAGCACAGTTGAGGGCGTCCCGTACCTCGTATTAAAAGAACCAAAATCAGGTTACAATCAAACGCAAAGTCTTCCTGAGTGGGCGTGGGAGAGGTTCTCGGTTCTCGTTGCACAACGAAAATCTGAAGGCGCTAAAGATAATTCTCCGCTCTTTGTTTTCTACTACGCAGACGGAAAGGCGCGCGACAGACTGAGCAACGAAACTATTCGTCGGCTTTATCAGGGATACTGTGAGCAGGTCGGAATTAAAGGTGCATCACCACATAGTGCTCGTGCAACGGCAGCGAGCGTGCTAAAGGCACAAGGAGTTGAAGACCGGCAGGTAGCTGACTTTTTAAGACACACCGGGGAGTCGATGGTGCGCGTATACGATAAACGCATGCGGAGTCCGGCAACGAACCCCGGAATCCTTATAGATTTTGGGTTAAATAAAAATTAAAAAAATACCTTGTCTGTTTTAGTTTGTTTCGGTATTTGTAGGTCAACCGCGAATTGCCCGATAAGTTAAGTTATCCAAAATACTTATAAGTTTGTTCGTGGGAAACATGGCAAAAAATTGCCTCCCCAAGCGGTTAGTCTTGGGAAGGCGGTTGCCCGACACTACGGAGAAACGTGAATGTCTGACCGAATACGACTTTACCAAGGCAAAGCCCTTGGCTCAATACCTGTAAATCCCTTCATATTACCTTGCATTTTGGGTGCCTCTTTAGGCCTCGGCATTGCCCTTCTTGTTATGGAGGTAGCATGTCAATAACAGCAAATTGCCTCCTAGAGAACATATCCGAGAACCGTGAACAGTGGTTAGCGCTGAGACAGCATAAGGTGAGCTCGTCGAATATTGCAGCGATAGCCGGCCTGTCAAAGTATAAGACGCCGCTTCAGGTATGGGCTGACTGGACTGGTAAGGTGCCGGACACGTTCCGCGGTAACGAACACACAGAGCTAGGGCAGGTGCTTGAGCCGTTTGCTGCGAAGTTATTCGCCAAGCGTCACTGGGTTAAGGTTTCTGCAGCAAACGCTTTATTCCAACACAAAGACCTTGATTGGGCTATTGCTTCACCGGATTACTTTTTTGGTGAGTGGGACGAACCTACCGTGCTGGAAATCAAAACGGGTTCCTACCGACAGGCTGAAAAGTGGAGTGATGGTAAAGCGCCTGATGAGTACGTTACGCAAGTGATATGGCAACTCGGTGTGCTTGGCCTAAAGAACGCCGTGCTTAGTCCTTTTCTTGGCCTTGACCTCCTGGAAGTAGCTGGTGACGTACCACTGGAGTTCGACGAGAGTTTTTTTGCTGCTTTGGTTGAGAAGGCCGAGGAATTTCGTGCGTACGTTGACAAGGACATTCCTCCCGATGCCGGCGCAGGTGATTCCAATGTGATTCGCCAGCTATATGACCGTCAGAAGGGTAAGTCAAAGAAGCTCGACGAGTCGGCGTCTCTTGAGGTTGGTTACTGGATTTCAAAAATTAATCAACTTAAAGAGCTTTCGTCTCCACTCGAGAAGGAGCTTAAGAGTTACGAGGAAGAAAAGAAACGGCTTGAAAATCAGATTAAGATTTTGGTCGGTGACTGTGACTCGGTGGAGCTTGATTCGGGTGCGCTAATTAAGGTGACTCGCGTCAGTGTGGCCGAGCGAGTTAATCCAGCCTACTCGTACGACAGGCTGTATCTCCCTAAGACAAAGGGAGGTGCGAGTGTTTAGTCCCGTAACAGCAAAGGAACTTAAAGAGGCGGTGATTCAATTCTACTTCTACAAGCTAGGAACTTGCGGAAGTTTTTTTACCTGTATCTTTGACGCATTTTTAAGAGCAGACCCCAATAACTTTCAGAAGCTCGGACAGGGCTTTCCGGCACATGCGTTAGCGGTTGCATCGTGGCGTGAAGCTCGCAGTGAGTCCGAGTTTTTTGAAAGTTTTGGGGTCATTTTATTTAACGAAACGGAGAAACGACATGGATAATGGAATGATACAGACGAATGTGCCGGAGGTAATTCCTCACAGCGCAGGGGAGATGGCAGCGGTTACTAGGGAGCAGTCGGAGATTCAGGCTGCAATTATCTCGGCCAAACGATACCCACGAAACGAACAGCAGGCGTTCGTGAAAGCGATTAAAAGTTTTACCCGACCAAGTATGGCCGAGGCAGCTACCTACTCGTTTCCACGGGGAGGAAAAACCATTAACGGACCGAGCGTGGATTGCGCTCGTGAGCTTGCTCGGTGCTGGCAGAACGTGCGGTACGGTGTGCGAATTATTTCACGCACAGAGAAGGAAATGCACATAAAGGGTTTCGCATACGATGCGGAGTCGAACAACTACGTCGAGTCCGAAGCTCAGTTTATGTGTTTGGTGCAGCGCAAAGTGGATTCACCTCAAGGAAAGGTAACTAAGTGGATTGAACCTGATGAGCGTGACCTGCGCGAGCTAATCAATAAACACGGGGCGATTGCGGTGCGGAATTGTATTCTGCAAATCCTACCACCTGACCTAGTGGATGACGTGCTTGCTACGGCCACGACAACTCTGCAGAGGAAGTCGAAGAACGAACTCTTAACCAATCGAGAGGACGTTGTGAAGCGGTTGGTCGTTACGTTTGACCGTATAGGTGTGAGCGTCTCAATGCTTGAAGCTAAGTTGGGACATTCGTTAGACACAATCGACGAGTCAGAATTGGTCGAGCTTCAACAAATTCTCCATGCGATTCGTGAAGGTGTTGCGAAGCGAGAGGAGTATTTCTCGTTTGAGAGCAAAGCGCCGGGAGGTGGTAAGGAGGAAACGCTCACGGGGAAGTTGACCGAGAAAATTAAGGGAAAATCCGAAAAGTAGTCAGTCGTAGGTTTTGGAGGGGTGGGATGAGAGGCGTTCACACGAGGATGATTTTTGACTCGGAAAAACACTATCCGAGGTCTGTCGTTCTTTACACGCGCTTCTCTACCTATCCACTTCGTCAAATGTTTGCGTACCTGCGCGAGAAGGAAAAGTATTACCAAGCAGATTTAGAGAAGTATCGAGGAACCGTTCTGGGTAACGAGGTGGCAGCAAAGCTCCGTGAGGTCGAGGCGCAGTTGATTTTTATGGCGCACAATTTGAGGTGAGTATGAGCAAAGGGGAGCAGAAAAAATTGCCTTACATGCCGTTCTACATCGGTGACTGGAAAAAGGATGCAGGGGTTCAGTTGCTCAGTTTGCATGACCGCATGGTGTGGTTCGAGATGCTCATACTGATGCACGACATGGTGGAGCGTGGTGTTTTGAGGATAAACGGTGTTGCATTATCGAATGACCAGATAGCGAAATTATTAAATTTGGATAAGCAAATATTCGAACACGCGTTAAAGCAAATTGAAAATCTGAATGTCTGTTCCCGTGATACTGACGGTGCAATTTATTCCCGGGCAATGGTTAAGCGTTACGAAGTATCCGTCAAACGCTCTATAAGTGGTTCCCAGGGTGGAAATCCTATTTTGCTTAACCAAAAATCCGAACAGGGAGGTTATGCAAACACTGATATTGATATTGATAATGTAATTGATATTGATATTGATATTAAATTTAAGGAATTGGACACACCTGAAATCCGAAAGGAGGTCAGGTTATTTATTCTCAAAGTCCACAGAGATTCCAACGGCAAGAACAAAGTCCATCAACAGACGTTCGATAACTGGCAGAGTACATACCAAGGCCGGCCGGTAGATTTTCTCGAAGCACTCAAGTTCTCTAACAGTCGAACCAAGTGCGTAAACCTTATTGAACCTCATAAACCGCAAGCGCGAGGGAGCCCCAAATTATCTACAGCAGAGAGAAATTTGGAAGGGACAAAAAATGCTTTACGGGAAATCAGCGAGGAATACGGGTTATGAACATCAAAGAAACAGCGCTCATATTGGCTCAGGTGTCAGTAACCTTTACGAACTACTCCCTAACCAGTGAGGCGATTAAGGCGTGGCACGGGTTGTTTCAAAATGAATCGGCAGAGGTTTTTAAGACTGCAATGTGTTTGGCAGCGAAAGAAGCAGGACGCGAGTTTTTTCCAACGCCGGGAGTTATTCAAAAAATCATATACGAAATTAAACAAGAAAAGCTCCCCTCTGCAGATGAGGTGTGGGTGCGAGTGTTGCAGTTCGCAAGTCAAGGGGACGAGGCCGGTGCGCGGAAGTTCCTAGAGGGAAACGCTCCGGGAACTCGTGCGCTTAACCGAGTTACGTTCCATGCCCTTAGAATGGCGAATATCGAAACGGAACTCCCGTGGCTTAGAAAGGAATTTATCCAATCGTACACGGAGCATGAGGTAGCCGACGCTCGAAATCAATTCATTGAAATAGGCAGAGAGGAAGCTCGCAAATTACTTTTGAGCCGTCCTAAAACTGCAAAGCTAGTTGGAGGTGTAGCGTGAGTAACGAATACACTAGAGAGCAGGTGATTGGTGACCTTGTAAACACAGGCTACCGAGTAGCTGAAGACATTATTCCGTTTCTCATGAACTTCAAGGAAGAAAAATCTCCGGCATGGATTCTGTTCCAGCACTACGCAGATATGTACAGAGCTCAGGGGATTCAAAGAAGTGCGGTCTACATACTTGACGATGTTCGTCATCACCACGAAAAAGATGATGAATTTCAGTTACCAAATCGCAAGCCTGTAAAAGTTCCGAACGACTGGGCGCCCTACTTTGCTGGTATGTATAACGGCAAGCGCGGTTGTAAGTATTTTAAAATCAACAAAAAAGGCCAGAAAGGAAATCCAGATTTTTACAAGGAGGTCGCATGAGAAAAAAACCTGAGTTTACGGTGGTAAGGGGAACGCACGTAAGTGAGTTTGAGCGACGGTATGTACCGCGACGTTCAACTGAAAAACTTACAATGTTAGAGCGGGTAATTTTTCTATTTTTCATCGTGTTATACGGCTACGCCGTGATTCGGTTGGGAGAGAAATTAATTCGTTACTGTTTTGAGGCTTAGGCGGTGAAGGGTCAACTCGTTATTTGTCACTACTGTGGCCGAGATGCGGAGTTCGTAAACAGCGAACTCGTGTACGGACGTGACCTCGGAATGATTTACCTATGTCAACCATGCAATGCCTGGGTAGGTGTTCACAGAGGCACAGACAAGCCAAAAGGAACTTTGGCGAATAAGGAACTGCGTGACTGGAGAAAGATGGCACACGCAGCGTTTGACCCTCTTTGGATGAGAAAACTTGAGATTCGCCGGCGTCAACGTGGACAGGATTATAAGAAGGTTTATGCCCGTGGCTCCGGTTACAAGTGGTTACGCGAACAGATGGGGTTACCCAAATCAAATTGTCATATCGGCATGTTTGACGTGGAGCAGTGCAAGCAGGTTGTAGAAATTTGTAGGAACTGGAGGGAAAGGCGTGGAACCAGAACGCAAGGTGAGTTGGGAAGTGAACGTGGAGAACAGTCCACAGAAGATATTCGTGGAGAGCTTCGACGACTTAATTCAGGTGAGGAAGCAAGACTTCAAGTTATCAGTGGGCATGACAATATTCGAGCTAGAGGCAGCGATTGCGGTACTGAATTGGGTGCTTAAAGCTGGAGTGATTCACGCTGAAGCAGAACACGCAAAAGATATTCTAAGTGACGCAAAGATGGGGATAGAGAAGTGTGATGGAAATTATTGAAACACCGAACGGGAAATTTTATTGGGTTGAAAATGGTTACGAAAGCGATGACTTTCCGTCACAAAATGAAGCAAGTGTCGATTTTCTTACGTGGAAAATTAATCAGCTAACGGGTTACGTTATTGAGATTAAGAAGAACGCAGAGGAAGCAAATAGAAAACTAAATTTACTTTCTAAGGAAGCTGAGTCAAACAAGATTAATATTGGCGCGTTTAATGCCTTACAGACTGCACTACAAAGTGCCCTAAAAGCAGACTCAACAAAACACAATGAACAAGACGAACGTCTCCGGCAGATTCTCAATAACTGTATTAAAACAAATCACAATTTTAATTTATTGTTCAAGGAGGCAAAGACGATGGCTGAGTGTAGGAGTTGCGGAGCGAAAATTATTTTCGTCACAACAAAGCAAGGAAAGTACATGCCGTGTGACCCTGAGTTGGTGACGGCCGAGGATTGTGAACCTGAAGACATTCTCGTTAGTGACGACGGTGAGGTGTTTAGGGTGAGTAACACAGACCAAAAAACGCAGGGCTATGTTTCACACTTTGCGACGTGTCCGAAAGCTGACCAACACAGGAGGGCAAAGTGAGATTTATAACTTCTCTATTTCTTGCTCTTGTCGTTCCCTTTGTAGCGGTGGGTGACTACCGATTACCTATGCCGAACACTAGAATAAAATTTATCGGTGTTCACGGTCTGAATTCCATGTCACAGCACTTTCAGGTTAAGGCCATGACAAACGCGGTGGACAGGCTGAAGCGTAGGGGGTTTATCGTTAGCATCAGTTCTGTTCGATTCGTTAAAGACCCGTTCCCCATGTACCGCAAGGTGGACAATCTTTACGCAAACGCCAATGAATTTTCTGCCTGGTATAACCAGTTAAAAGGGGAGGGCGCACTATCTGGGGTGTGGGAAACGACGCACGTTCTATTACCTCCGTATGAGTATAAGGGGAATCTTTACATAGCCGGATTTGCACTCGGTTGTTCGGTGAAAAACGGTGGTTACTCAGTTTCGAATGCAGAGAGGTTTAACTCACGAGGACAGAAACGGTTCCTCCATAGCGTTAATGCCATAGTTCACGAACTGCTTCATACCTTCGGTGCAGACCATATTAACAATAGTCCGAACGTGATGCACGAGAACGCCTCACAAGAACTAGAAATAAAACTAAGTAGGGGAGCGCGCCGGTTACCAATTCTGCACGAAACAATTACGCAGGTTTTGTCTTGTTTGAGAAAGTGAGGAAAGTTTTATGAAATACTTATCGCTCGTTAAAGCTCCTGAAGTATTAGACGACCCGAAGAAGGTCGTAGAGATTATCCGTGAACATGTTGAAATAATTAATTCACTTAAGCAGCTTTACGGCAATCCGCCAGAACGAGGCGATGAGGGCGGCAGATGAGTAAGGCAAGGAAGGCTCAGCCGAAACTGTTTATGCTCCGCTACAAGCGAGAGACGCACAACATTCGAGGCGCTTATAAGTTCTCTGTAACAAAAATCTTCCACGATGAATCAACGGCATGGTCAGCTCGCTCATTGGCTAATCGCGATGTGAGAAATTCAGAAATTCGGTTAGAGCGGTATAAGTTTGAAAAGGTGGTTGAATGAGTAAGACAAGGAAGGCGAGGAAAGCGAGGGAGTGGTTCATGGTACTAGAGGGTGATTGGCCAATCATCGTCAAGAAGTCTGAAGGGGCATGTTTCGCCTGGATGACTCGTTATCGCGATCTTAAGGAGGCTCAGGTCAATGTTGTCAAAGTCCGCGAAGTTCTCCCCAAGAAGAAAAGGAAAGTATGAGTAAGGAAGCACCAGCAATTTTATATTGGCGACATTTTCAATTCGGGGATAAGCCCGGCTATCCTTATTCGGGGGAGCGGATTTCGGACTCATTTAAGTACATCCGTGAGGATTTGGTACAGATTCCTAACGAGCAAAGGCGCAGGGAGCTATTTGAAAAGGTGGCGCTGGGGTTATTGAATTCGGGCTTTGCGTTGCGCTTGAACGCGAAAGGGTTCTCAGCTCCCACAGTCTTAGAGATATCCGAAATGACCGAAGCAATCCTATCAGCCTCAGAAGAGTTTGCTAAGAAGGGGGCGAGGTGAGGAATGTTCCGAATCCTTTATATCAACAGAATCCCAATTCTCGGTAAGTATTTATTTGACTGTATTGCGTGGGTGTTACGTTTTAAGAGATTGACATGTCTAAATTTGAAATTCCTTTACTTGAGAGTCGTCTTAAAAAACTAATAAGAACCAGGAGGAAGTACCAAGCAGTGCTCGATGAAAGAAGTGACGAATATTTTGAAATCATTAAGAAATTCAACACATCACGTGATATTCAAGAAAAGAACCAGTTAGCACTTAAGGCTCAAATGTTACTAGTACGAATGAAAACGTGGACTTCTCGGTGCGATATTGCGTGTAAAAGGTTGGTAGAACTAGATGAAGAGAGTCGCGAGCTATCCCATCGTCTGTATCTCCTAAAAAGTCGTGCACAGTATCATGGGTAAAATTGGCTACGCCTGTAAAGAACCCGGATGTCCGGCCATTGTGCCGAGGGGGCAACGGTTCTGTGATAAGCATAAAGCCCGTAGGCCGTGGGCACGCGCACAGGAAAAACTCTCCCTGTACCAGTCAACGCGGTGGCAACGGCTCCGGAAATTAAAGCTCGGCGCCAGTCCAATATGTGAGG